TTTAAATAATTTCTTATCTAATGATTTATTATCTAATAATGATAAGTCAATAATATATTGTTCACCACCATATGTTACTGAGTAATCTTTACCGTATCCTAATACACGGGCAGCTACCATAACAGCATTTTTATCACCGACACATAGTTCATCATAATTTATATCTGAAACTATAAGTGACTGCATTAATTTGTCTAGTACTGTTCCTTTTGAGATATAATTTTGGTTAGTAAGAATATCTTCTTCTCTAGCCGTCATATATTTCATTTCAATTTTACCACTTGATAATGGTGATGATTCAGGATAGATTAATCCTAATGATGGAAGTTCAACAACTTCTGTTGGAATGTTTAATTTATTTTCGCTCATAGCTTTTATTAGTTATAACTTGATATCATATATAAATATATAAGAAAAAAAGAAGCTCGCAAAATATGCGAGCTCTTTTAAAATATGATTTTGAGATTAGAAGTTTAATACGCAGTAATCCATTGTCAATGTTAATTGTATATTCACTGCTTGGTTTTCTGTATCCCAACTATAATCACCAAAGTTAGCTTCAGTTATAAGGGCACCTTTAATAATCCATTCACTTACTACATCACCTACAGGTCCTAATACATCTAGTACTAAATCCTTTTTATAGAAGTCAGAGTATCCATCTCTACCTGTTACTGATTCGTGATGTAAACGAACCCATTCCATTACTGATTGAGCTCCGGAAGGTGTAATTGGGTCAAATAATGTCATTTGAATGTTACCCCAAGTTGTTTTTCCTTTAACTTTTCTGTATACGTTAATATGGTTCAATGTTACTTCACCTTGAGTCAGTGTTACAGCGTTTACTCCTTTAACTATATAGCTAGGAATACCATCCATATAAAGGATGAATCTGTTAGCCTGTTTTGGTTCAAAGGCTGTGAAGAATATTTCGTTTGCGTCTAATATTGCCATGTCTTTTTATTTATTATAAATATCTATATAATTAATCTTTATGCTGGGAAAGTTGCTCCAGTTGGTGTAATATTGAAATCTAAGTAAATAAATTCAGCAGTTTTAGTAGGTTGTAAATAAATTTGTCCTACCATTTGATTTTGATCAATTACTGTTGGAGTATTATTACTATCATCCATTATTACTCGGAAAGCATACAATCCTTGTCTTTGTTGAACTGACTCTAAGTATGGGTTAACTTGTGCTAAGAAGTTATTTCTTGTAGCAGCTGTATTTTGTTCAAATACTAAGTTATTAGCAACTTGAGAGATATAGTTCTTAAGAGCGATTAATAGACGACGAACATTTACACGATCTAAAGCACTTGCTCTTGTTTGTAATGTCTTTTGTCCGTATACTACTACTCCAGTTCCTGGGAATGTAGCTATTGGGTTTACTTTTCCAGTATATAAAGTATCTCTATCACCTTGTGGTAAACGTCTTTCAGCTCTAATTACTTGAGATAATCCACCTCTGTTTATACCTGCTGGTGCGAACCATGGCTCAGAAACATTATCATTATAAGCATAAACTCCACCTATTAATGTTGAAGCTGGTACCCAAACGTTTTGTCCAGTTGCTGGGTCTTGAATTTGACACCATGGCCAGTATTCAGCAGCATATGATGTATTTCTAGTAGCAGCTTGAGCTGTAACTGTAGTAACACTTCCTGCACCATAAGCTACTGGGTCAATTACATAAATAGCATCTCCTCTGTTTTGAGTATTAGTTATAATATTTGTTACTTGAGAAGTATAACCTGCATCATACAAACCAGGAGTTAATATTACATTATACTTGTAATCATCTTGGTTAGCTAATAAAGCAATCATGTTATCATAATTTTCTCCTACTAAACCTTGAGTATTACTAGCATTAACAGCATTATAAAAATTAGCTCCAGCTTTTATATCTCCTAAAGCTCCACCAAATGCACCACTTGCATTAGTAGGTAAAGAAGCTGTATATGCTGGGTTGAATGTTCCGTTATTTTGGAAGTAGTTTGGTGTTGTATAGTTAACACTACCTACTCTCACATATTTTGATATGTTCGGATAATTACCAGTTAATTGTAAATATTTTGTTCCTGTTCCACTATCAGTTTGTAATGTATAGTATTGATCTCCTATTACTTTAGATATATAGTTTGTAGAGAATGGATCTAAAGATAAATTAGTCCATGTTTCTAATACTGTTGGCTCTAAAGTGTTATCATTACCTTGACGTATTAATAAATCAAATGTTCCTGAAGTAGCATTAGAGTTAACAATTTGATATCGGATATTATCTGATGATCCACTTAGTAATGCTCCAGCTGAGTCTTGTGTACTATCACTATTCATTATAATACCTTCAGATAAAGTTTCTAAAGTAAATGAAGTTGATAATACTCCAGCATATCCACCTCCTAAGCTTACACTTGCTGAGAAAGCACTATCAGAAGCTCCAGCGTAAATGTAATTAAATGGAGCAAATCCGTATCTAACAGTAGTACCATTTAATAATGAACTTGAAGTTCTACTCCATATAGTAAGAACATCTGTACCTGTGTTATATGAAGCTGAGAATAAAGTATATACTTCGTTTGTGACACTATTAATAGAAGAACTATTAATGAAGTTTGCCATTTTACCACCCCATTCATCTATTGATGGATTAGCTGACATACTAACAAATCCAGTATTTGAACCAGCGTCATATTCTTGCCATCCACCCCATGATGGTTGCAACCAATAATTAACAGTTTCTCCAGAAATGTTTGTTGGTACATTTATTTTAATAGTTCCACCAAAAACTTGTCCGGCTCCAGAAGCTGTGTATGGGCCTAATACTGTAAATGAAGCTGAAGCATAATTTCCTCCTACTCCAGTTACACCGTTAGCGGCACTTGCTGTAGCTGAGGTATATGATCCTGTCACTACGCGAGCTACTAATAATGATGTTCCACCGTTATTAAAGTAATTATAAGCTGCTATGGAAGTGAAATAAGAATATGTTTGAGCAGGACTACCACTTTGAAATGATGAACCGAATATTTGCTCAAACTGTGAGTATGAAGTAACAGCTGTAGGTAATTCTACTGGTCCTTTCACTGTTGGACCTATAATAGCTGCTCCTGCGGTTATTGGGCCTTGAGAAACAAATGAACTATCATTCTCTCTTGCTAATACACCTGGTGATACTAAAGTTTCTGCCATGTTTTTGTTATGTGTTTGATTTTATTATAAATATCTTAAAAATTGTCAAAATTATAAGACCGGTATAAATTCTCCTTTTTCTAAATCAATATTCCCATTACCATATTTTTCTTGAAGTTCTTTAGCTACTTTTGTTTCTTCTTCAACTTGTTTTTGGAGTTGTAACTTAAGAGTTTGCTTATCTAATTCTAAAAGTTGAATACTATATTCTATTGTCCCTAATGATTGAACTAAATTTGATTGGTTAGTTTGAATTGTTTTTAAAGATTGAATTTCTTCTTGTGTTAAAACTTTATTTTCCATAAAATTAATTTGTTATAAATATCATGAATTGTTTGGTAAATCATTAATGTTTGAAACAACTTCAGATGTCACTACTAATTTATTTCTATTAGAAAATTTACCTATAAATGAAGTATCTTTTTGTATTGTATCTGGTATGATGTATCCAAACATTTTAAGAGTAAAAGTACTCTTAACTATTCTTTCAGCAGTATCTGATAATTCTACAGTTGATGTGAATGAGTCTACATTTGTTTTAAACTTAAAACGTTCAGGATCACCCCAATATGCATCTGATGCGTATTCAACTGCTTCAATTATTTTATTTAATTGCTCATTATAGTAAGTAAACACAGCACAGTCATATGTCACTGTTAAATAATCAGGTACAACTGTAGCGTATAATGTTTGCTCAGGTTTAATCCCGTTTAGTATGTTAAATTTACTATAAGCATTTTGTTGGCTGTATTTTTTACCTGATATAGCTATATTGTTAGGTTGATTAGCATCTAATTTATTAGCTACACTTCTATTTTTATCAATATTATTTCTTTTAAACATTAACAATGGAGCCATTATTCTACCATTTAAATCTCTATAATATCCATCTTTTTGGAATGATTTCCATTTTTCAGGTGAACCATATATTATAGGAACTGGTATTAGTTCATCATTTTGTTTAACTGTTGGTCTAATAACATTTTGAAAATAATACATCACAGCCCAGTCTAAGTCTTCTAAACCTACTGAGAATGGTTTTACAGTGTCATCTTTAAAGGATGTTTGATTAGCTCTATTAACATTATTAGAGTCATTAGGATTACCAGTAGGAGCAAATCCAATACCACCAGGTGTAAGTGGTTCTTGTAAAGACTCACTTATTTCTCTTTGTGTTTTTGGTGTTACTTTTCTTTGCTTAGCCATTATAATCTTTGTTTAATAATATTAACACGGTCTGCTGCTATGTAATGGGTACTGCAAACTAAACTTACATTGTACCCAAAATTTTCTAAATTTGGGTTTAGTGGATTTTGAGAGTATGGATAATCAGGATCTTTACCAGCGAAATATTGAGTATGGACTGTATTATCTACCTCAAAATAACTTTCTTGATATAAGAAAACATCACCTACTTCAGGCTGTACATTAGCATCTACTAGATCATCTCTTAAAAATGCTACTTTAATACTCCAATCAAAATCAACACCAAATTCACTTGTAGGACTCGTATTATCAGCTACTTCAATTAAAGCATTTAATAATATCGGACCATCAAAGAATTTACCACCTGAGGCTTCACCATACATGTTTACTTTAGTTTTATCTAAAACATATTTGTATATAGCTACTTGTTGGGTAATAATGTCTCCTAACAACTCACGGTTGATTTTTCTAAACATTGAAATATCTCTTGCGCTGCCAAAAAGTGCCATTATCCGATAAATATAGTCATTGGTACATTGTTAATTTCTTGTCTTCTAAAATCACTTTCTTGTGCTCTTCTTTCTAATTGTGATTTTTTAGACATATCTCCTAAATATGCTCTTAATCTTTCTAATAAAGCTGCCTTATCAGCTGTAGCTGATGATAGTAAGTCTGATTGGTTTAAAGTTAAGTTTTGATCAGGAATTGGAACTGTAGAGTATTTACCTCTAACATATCCTAACATTTCTTTACATAATGCTAAACAATACTCAAATATCCATTGAC